TTGTTGATGTTAATATAATAATAAGTGTTTAATGTGCTATTTCCCCAGACATTCACAGCAGAATGGGTAGTTGTAGGTTTGAACTGTTTTCTGGTCTAGTACAAACAATTGCAACGTAGGAACAGATACCTAACTTCAAATTAATGAGATTAGAATCAAATGTGTTGTACTGAGAGAGCGATCTCCGTTCCAGTTCACACTGTCATTTGTTTTGTATCCTCACACTGTAGCAAGCAGTGACAAAGCTTTAGCGATATCAGCACTATGATCCTTGCTGAACTTGACACCTCCTCGGATTCCCTTCTTCATCAATTTCTTGATTTTGTTAAGATGTGAATCATTCGAAGACACAAGATCAACCTGACTTCTCAATGCATAAAGTAGCGCCGGGAAATCGGTCATTGGTGGTTGAATAGACATGACGAAAGACGGGTCAAAGGAATAGAAATTGATCATAAGATGCACCTCAATCCTCACAACTTCCCCAGCAGATTTCCCTTGGATACCGAAATATCCATATGGGACCTGTTGTGGATCTGTGACTTCTGCGGTAGCATCCTGCATGGCCAACTGTTCCAATGAGTCTGGCACATAGTGCCAGTGTCCTCCGCCCTCTGTTTCTCCTTCACTTGCCAACCTACCTCGATACATGTCATGTGGTCTCGAGGCAATTGTGTTGTAAAAGTTACTAGAAATTGAGAGTTCGTCGTCTGTGTTGCACACAGCAATGGAGCCTCCGTTGTTAAGCGAAGACCCCTCAAAAGTCACAAGGCAATCCATTGCGACCACACGGGCTCGTTGTGATGCTTGAAGCACCAATCCCCAATCTGGCATATAGACACGAAGTCCAAACCCTAGAGGAGCACAAGAAACTAATCCCACATTTACACTTATGTTGTAATTCAACAAATACACATTCACACTCGGTGTAGCACCGCTGATCGAAAAACTGTAATAATCGATCGTCGTTGCTATCACCAAATTGGCGATGATATTCACCACCTGATGTGAAATAGAATTGTTGAACACCCCAGGGTGTGTAGTCCACAATCCACTGACACTATCGTGCGTCATGAAATGTAGAATGTAGTTACCACTTTTCATGGTATCCTGAAGACTGGCGGCAACATTGATCGTTGCTCCTGCTGATGTCACCAACGGCATAGCTATTATCCCATCAACCTTCTGTTGTTGAACCTTACACGGTGTATCAGTTTCCAATTTGACCATGCTAGTGTTAACTATCTGCATGGCACCGTAAATTGGATCAGCACTGTCTGCGAGTGCTGCATCTGACGTAATCGAGAGAGGTTGTGTCAACGAAGGCCGCACAACAATTCCAAAATCGGTGGGCACTGTCACTTCAACCACAAGTGGAAAAAGTGCAGCACCACACCGAGATGGTGTTGGTGATGGAAAAATGACTGGTCCAGTTTCTTTTGGAGAGATTAATGCATTTGCGTACAAACCTGCATTCTGGTCGGATACCTCACGAGCTAGTGAATTTGCTATGCGAGTCACCTCACTTAGTTTGTTCTTCTTTGCTTGTAAGTTGTTCTTTTGTCCATTGCTGGACGATTTGTTGTTTTGATTTGTATTCATTGCCCCGGAAAACAAATAGCACGTTGTTTTAACGTCCTTAGACGGCCACAATCTCCCCCAAGTAGTCCCGACGCCACAGCTTTGACCAAGCCGCTCCTTCAAAACTACCGAGATCGGTCGCGTGCGCCTTAAGTTGTGCCCTCATTTCAGCATACTTCTCGGCGTCTATTCCATACCTCACCTCCATTACCTGTTCCCAGATGCGTAGCCACTCCTGTTCATCTTCCGGGTTGAGATTGAACTCCTCCTTGGCTTGCGCGACATTCGACCAATCATAGGGTAGACTGATCTTCTTCGCATCCACATCCTTCCAGGCATCGACCCATATCCGAGTCAGGGGATCAAGTATGAATTTTTCTTGTCCCTGAGCCACACTTTTCAAATGACTCCTGTAATTCTTCCTAAAATGGGTCTTTTCAGCATCACCCACACACACTTTCGCTGGCCACTTCATAAGACGGGAAGGTAATTGAACCCAATAGCCTCTCTTCTTACCATTCACGAAGATCCCCTTCAGAAATTCACTTCCACTGAAATCCTCACCATTGATGGATGCAGCACTCACAAACTTCATATCAAGTCCCATGAGTTGTGCGGCAATCTCAATCACCTCTGCATCCTCGAGCTTAGATTCTTGCATCCTAGCCCAATTTCTTACACTATCCACTTGCATGTGAAAAATCACAAGCCCAATTGTATTGAGAAAAAGCGTCCAGGGTGCCCCTGAAGGCAACGCTTCCTGGTCTATTTTGAACTTAAAACCAGTCGCTCTCCTCTTACCCTTGTGTGTTTCGTGTATGATTCCGATTTCCTCTTCCGTAAATCCCAAAGCCTCCAATGCTACACATTGTAAAGCGAAAAAGTATTCTTTCTGTGTCGTGTCATAACTCCCTGCGTCAGCGTCACCACTTTGATCGGTGTTATCGTCCCCACAAAGGAAGACGGTTTTGCCAGCCCTGCCCACAGCTTTTGTCTTTGCATCCGACAATTGCTTCTGAGTCATACCGCTGGCCCAAACAAAATTGGTCCCTGACCTCCAGTCCGTCCAAGTCCAAACCTTCTTTATCTTAGCGACGACCGCCTCGATTTTCCTACAGATCCAAATCATTAGAATGCTCGGAGCAAATTGTATCAGGCGCGGTTTCCCGTCCTTCCCCTTTTCACTCTTGCAAAAAACTTTAAAGATCTTGAGCGACTCGTCCCATGTAACATTCTGTTCCATCAAGTCACTCAAAAGTTTAAGCATTCTTTTCCTCGATGCCGTTTTGCCCATCTTAGCGATGAACGATTCAACATCTTTCTTCCCACCTTCCCATAGTTGGTCCCATTCTGGCACGTCTCCTTTCCTGACGGAAAATTGCTTCCAGAACTTGCGTTCCTGCACATCCTTGTGACTCAATCTCCTATAACAGACACCTTTGTATTTGTATCTGTTTTTGGAGACCGGGGTTTTCTTCCCCAATCTGCCTAGCACTGCCAGTGCCTGGTTGACCGAATCATTGGCACAAGTGTGGGGCCTATCCCCGAACACCTGTGCGTGCATAACACTAACATTGGTTTTGATGGTTAGTTCATTTGGTTTGACCTCAGTAATCTTAACTCGAGCCTGAGAACAAGGAACCATGTGCTCCCCCATCCAATGGTGGGAACCCTTAGTTTCTTGTACTGTTTGTGCCACAAATTTAAGTTTAATTGGTAAATCATCCATAGGGATTTGTTCGTCTGGTATCTCGCACTCATCCATGAGCTTCTCTATCTCCCTCCGTAGTTCATCCTCTTGCTCTGATGGTCTATGCGGATTGTCTTGTTCTCCTACCTCTTCTTCTTCACTGTCACTCTCTTCTTCCTTACCCCTTGCTTCTTCTTCAAAATTCTCACGTGCTGGAGCGGCCTTCTTTTCAGGCTTTTCCACATCATCACTGTCATCCCTCACGGGAATAGATGAAGATGTTTTGCAGTTGAAATTGGAGCGGAAGATACTATTCATCTTCTCCTCTTTTTGCAAGCAGTCACTAACGAAAGATCCTGTATCCGAATCACCTCCGTCCGCACCTGAGGCCAACTGATTAGCAACAACCATAAGTTTGTCACACATCTTTGGTTCCCAGGCTCGAATTTTGGTGATCCCAGAGCAATCAACCCAGTCATCATTCCTTTTCGCATCTAGTGCTACGATTGGGAACATCGCCCAGTCTCCTGAATTGAGACTAGGCGAACTAGAGTTCATACCCTTAGAGTAAACATGCCAGGCCACACTCAAAGAGAGAGCGTGTTTAGCCCAGTAGATAGGTGAGCCCCCAAAAGCTTCCAGAAATTCCCTTAGGTTTTTCCTGAAACTATCAGAGCTCGGTGCACAAGCTAATCTGCAATACCACAACAGCATAGAGAGGTCGACTTCTACTTTAGCGTAGCGATGCCTCTGACAATACACGTCTGATAAATTCATCTGATCCAATAGATATTGCGTCATCCATCCATAATTTCGAAAAGTCTCATCGAGCGGAGCTGTTAGTCTGAAGATTGTTGTAGTCCTGACGAGGTTAGGTGCCCCCGTGATGTCAATCAACAACAAGTTTCCTAGGCTGTGCAATACGTGAACTGCTGGTTGATAAGTCTGATCAGAATAACTGATAATCCTTAATTCCCCACCATGTTCACAATATCCATAGTCGCCGTCAACCTCGGTGCTAAAGAAAGCAGCCCAACTTGGCAAAACACAGAGCCCACATGCCTTGAGACTACCTTCGATAGTCCCGTGGTTCGGTAGAACCGGCAAATGTGTGACCAACACCTGCAACAATTTCTTGTCGAAGTAGTTGACCATCTCCATGCGTTTGTCGTAGTTGGAAACCTCTTCCCCTAACACAGATTCTTCAAATGCATATCTCCTGCAATAATCATGGTGTTCACAGTCCAAGCGAGCGACCGGAACCTCCATACCTTTCAAAATCCTGACTGGATCTGGCGTTAACCATACTCTGATGATATTGTGTGAATAATCCAACAACCGTCTAGTCTGCAGCCTGATGGCCGCAAACGGTGTGTTGATTTTATCACCCAAGTCAAGTGCTGAAAACTCTTGATATTTCTCATCGAATATTGTCCGTACCGCGTCACAAATTTCGTAATCATTATAGCCAGGGGAACCCTTCAACTTCGGTGTGTACTTCACTGCCTCAGTATCAGATTGCAAATCTTTAACCGAGTGCAGCGGATGAAAAGCTACGTCATCCTTTACACTACCAACCGAAGGGTTGCCCATGCCGGTAACATCGTTGGACCCTCCACGAATTGTGCTTAAGTCCTCCTCTGTCCCATATCTTTGACTGTTACAATCACCACTAACGAATTTGTGATAATCGGCGAGGTGGTCAACCTCTTCAAAAATAATCTCACTGACTACTTCAGAACTTGTCTTTGCTTGAGCACGATAACTTTCGTCAAGAAGCGGGACCTCATCAGAGTTCCTACCCCTCCTACTTGTTACAGCCTTATAAGCACCTGTTTCAGGGCTACGCTGCCGTGTTCGACAAGATTTGTTTGTGCCGATCGGTCTGGCACGCCTAACTGCTTTGTAAAAATCCACAATAGGCCGTTCATCTTTCTCCTCAACCCTCTTCGCTTCGGGCGTTGGTGTTCGAGATCTGTGCAAGGCATGTTTCTGGGTTTCCCCTTCGACTTCCATTCTGCGCCTCTCCATTTCTTGTGCGATAACATGAAACATCACAGCAAGCGTTCGTGATTATATAACAAAATATAACACAGTGTCTAAGTTTAATAATGATCAGCGACTATGATCAAAATGTGTTCTTTGTTCGTCAATTCCGGTGGTTAGGAAT